CCACCACACGTTCGTTACTGATCTTCTCCGGACATCTTAGGGAATATCTTATTATATAGCAAAAATCTCTTATTCGATTTGGACTCATAAAATTGTTCATCCATAATCGCATTAAGATCTTGATGACATATAACTTTGATATGCCTAGCCCTACCTGTCGCAATTCCACGTAATACACTATATAAGAACGCATTTTCATATAGAAGATTCGTGAAATGCGGGTCTATTCTATCGCTAACGTTGACTACTCGTTTGTGATTATCATAGTCCAAGCAGAGTAGGGGAATAAGCTGGTCATAGAGTGAGAACGACAAAGCATTTTGTCTAAACGTAAACGCCTTAGTAGCACTATCAAATTTCGTCGCAACAAGAGCTGCATTATCGGGGGCAGCGCCGATAGCAACTAATGCCTCGATGATAATTGTAGGACTTCTAATAACATTTGGATGACATAAATATGCATAAATTTGTTCTGGTTGCAGATCTCTCCTAAAATGTTTATCTCTCTGAAGGATTGATAGAACATTATTAGGATTGACATCATAAACTGACTTGAATGATCCTACTCCATATCTTAAAGCTAAAGATACCATTTCGGGTTCCAATGCACCTAATGGTGAAACCACATGTCCATTCCAATTATCTAACTCATCACCTTCTTCGAAGTAATAATATTTAACGTATTCAAAATGCTTACTTAAACTATCTGGTATATCCTTCAGCTCAATTGCCTGTCTATGCAATAGCCTTCCCGATGACGTCTGCTCCAAAGCCTCAATGTATCTAACATTTGGTGAATTGTATATCATGTTATCTATCATTGATTCGGGAAATTTACCATAAAATAAATTTCCAAGTTTTGGAGCCTTTGTCCGATCTAAATTTCTCATCGCCGTCTCCGCTGCACGTAGTCGTGTTTGTAGCATTGACTTTCTGAAAGCTTCAATCCCGCCGGGAGTCCATGTTCGTCTCACACCCTGTAATTCGTATTCTACGTCACCATTTAATACAGCACGCGCCATCTTACTCCTTATGTCTGATTTCCTAACTGAGTTTATTGCAACAAATGTATTGATCAAATTTGCATATTCCCCATCCTGAAATGCTTCATATGCAATAATTGAATCCTTATTCGCACCCATTAGCGTGTATGATAGTTGACCACCCCCACCTAATTCAATTGGTGTGAATAAAGATACGAATGGCAAATAATAATAACCATGAACATCACTCTCCTTACTCCTAGTGGATTTAACGCCACGTCTAAAGTTAACTGTAAACAATAACAGTCTAAACATTATATCATGACGAGCTCCTCTAGCAACGTAAGCTGAGTATAAGGATGCCATCGAAATCATTTGATCAGTTGGATACATAACAGCAGGTGGCCGTTCAGCAGCGATTGGCTGCATATGTAGTAATGGTAACATATAGCCAAATCTTGCTTCCTTTTTAAGATATTCAGCACCAGTATTCATCCAAGATGACTTCTGAGCCGATAGAATGAGACCGTTATCAGTAGCTGCTTTGACCTTAACATCAATATAGCTTCTATAATCTTCGACATCAAATGTATCTGGATTAAGAATTTTGATGAACTTAATTGAGTCATCACCTTGATAAGCACGACTCAATATCTGATAAAGTCCACTCAGTCCTGCTTCAATCAGTTTCTCTTCTTCATATCTTGAGTTAGCATAATTTGTCATGTTATTGAATAACAAAGTCATGAGTTCACCGGACTGCAGCATATCTATTTCAAATTTTCGATGATACTCTTCATAATCGCCAAACTTTGTCTCAAACCATGCTTTAAATGTTGATCCTTCTCCCCAAAGTACTGAGATTAGTTCAGATAAACTAGTCCATGGACCAAAAGGTGTGTTTACTCCTCTTGCTTCTAATCCTTCAATAATACCTTGTCTAGCATACTGTCTTACATTTGCTTCCTTCTGTGTTGCATCAAATGTTCCGAAATCATCTCCCATGGAATAGACTTCCGGATTACTCGATGATGCAAATGATGGAGCATGATCTTCAAATATATTACCGGTCTCTTTTCCAACCGTAAAATTATCGGATAATGGACCGTACATTTGATAATCAGACAGCATTCTTAGGAAAGGTATTTCATGTAGGTAAGAAGAAAGTTTCCTCATAATAATACCTCTTGCTGGTTTACCTGCAACTACGAATCTAACACCAAATTGGCCTGGATGATCCTCAGTATACGCGTTCATCACTGACTCACGTAATAGAGGTCTGTTTGGATCATGAGCATATATCATAGACTTTGAAGTATACCGTTGTTTTATAGTGCGACTGTCTACGTTATATATTAATATTAATTTCTCACCACCAGCTGATCTTGATGTTAAGTATGTTGGTATTAGTTTTTCGAACTCATCATAGTTCATCACCCCGGTTCCGGCTTCTTTATGTGCCCAAACCACCATATCGTACCATAAGCTAATCATTGCTTTAGAAAAGCCAGGTCTTTCCGGAGTGACTACTTCCGGATTTAACTGCTTAGGTAAAGATGTAGCAATGAATGATCTGGTGTAACCAGTTGATGCTATTAGTGCATTCAATCCAACTAATTTTCTTAGATTCACCTGATCCACGTCTGAGGTTTGGAGTTCATGATAGGCAGCTCTTAAGTGATTGAGTCCTGCCTTTTTCATTTTCTCATTTTCCTCAATCAATGTATCAGCGATGAAAGCTAAAAATACACAATCATTTAATTTAGGAGTATCTTTTAGTTGAGTATCAACGTAGTCAGTAAGTGAATCACCCCCTGAATAATTAAACGCATCCCATTTTGGATAAATTCCTCCACTTGCATTACAAAAGGCAGCCTTTTTGTGCTGACTAATCATGGATTTGAGTGCGTTAGTATTAGTGAATGGGTCACTAAATAGATAAGTTGCTACTTCAACATAGATATCATCACTAATCATCGGGAAGAAAGATCTCTGGAGTGCTAAATTTAATAATAGTAAACATCGCGTTGCGGCGACACTATCATCATTCTTCACTTCAATACCTTCCTTCTTCTCAAGAAATGGTGTGTATCCATACTCATTTAAGTAGTGTTTTAACATCTGCAGAGGCTTATTTGTTATTGCTTCACTACCTAAAGCACCAATCACAGCACCTGCAGTCTGCGGAAAACTAGTAAAGTTATTGATCTGAGTTTCAGTCGCCAATCTCTTTTCCCAGAATTCGCGATTCTTGCAGGTAGATAGTTTCATTGGTGGAATGAATTCAATATCCTTCTCCGCTTCTGGTTCGAAGTTGATTTTGAATGGATGAGATGGAATACCTTCAAATGGTAGTATAGCTCTGTCTACCTCTGTATTCTCATCCTTCCGCTCAGATGTCTTTTGTCCGCCACCGTCCTCAAACGGAACCGTCGTCGATAAGATTCCCCGGTCTACTCCACAGTAAGAAACATGTCGGCTGGGAGTCACGGTCCGAATCCAAGTCATTAAAGCCTCATCCATTAAAGAACATAATTCTTTGACTGGAATCTGGCTCCCCACGGCTTTAGCAACCTGGTCGGAAATCTTAATCCAAGACATTAAGAAATTTGGGTGTCCAATCCAAATCTGAG